AGAAGCTTTAGATTATAATGAAGAATTCGATGAAGTAATATTTGAATTATATTATGAACGAATAGAAGATGGCACTGACATTAAAGAATTAGAAGATGCTAGGAAACTATTAAAAACATACAATTTAAATTTTAAAGAAGAGGTAAAAAGAGGTTGGCCAGTTTTCGTTATACAAGATAATCTAGATAAAGTAGTGGATTTTATAGCTGATTATATGGGGTATTACGGGGAAGAACTAATAGAAATGTTACAAGACTCTGTAGAACCTGTAGGCGGCGGGGAAATCCCAGAAGAAGAATTATTTATCTTAGCAACTATAAAAGGTTTATTATAAATTATAACTAAATATTGAATAAAAAATGGTGGAAATAAAATGGAAAGAAAAAGACTAAACGAAAACATCACAAAAGATAATTTAACTATAGTTCTAAACTATGTATTTAATACAGACGAGGGCGGAGGCCAATACGGTGACTCATTCCTATATGAAATAGATATTTGGAAAAAAGATAAAACTTCTGGGTGGTGGGATTTACCAATTACTAAACCAGTATACCAAACACATAAAGAAATGATGAATGGTGACGATTATGATATTGATTATGCACTAAGAAAAGCACTACGAGAAGCATACCCAGAGTACATAATAGACTATGTAGAATTAGTAGGAAACTTATATGATATGACAGCAATCATTAACTATAGAGACGAAAATGGTAACCATATAGATACACAAGTAGCAGTGCTATTAGAAGAGGTAGAAGATACAGTCTGGGACGATGAAACAAGACTAAGTTTCTGGGCATAACAATGAGAGTTGTAAATAGCCAGAAACAATTATAAAGGCGGAATAGATAATGAGAAGAAAAAGACTAAATGAAAACAAAACTTTAACCGAAGCAACAGCAAACTACGCAATGTCTTCTAAAGGTTTTAAGACTTATGTATATAAAGAAGACCCTAGTGGCTACCATATACCACATGAAGTAAAGGGTAAATTATATGATGAAGCATATAAAATAGCACTTCAGTTGGTAGATGAAGGTGATGAAGACTTTAATACTTACCTATTTGACGCTTTAAGAGAATTAGAGCAAGAGTACCTGAGTGAAGAAGAATATATAAACTTTAAAGAGTATTATAACAACATTAAACGTGTCTTAGACGACTTCTTATATTTCTATATAGGAAATGTTATGGACAAATTAGAAAGTTCAGAACACTTTGATAAGATATTAAAAGAAAGAGACATATCAGTTTACGAGGTAGGAAACTTTATTAAAGAAGAATATGATATTGAAATCAAGGGCGGTTATTATTCAGGCTTCTCAGTTGTAATTAAAAAACATGATTACATGGGACCAGAGTATATGGGCGAAGATTTAGTAGATGAAATTAACAGACTTGTTAAAGAAGAAATAGAAACTAATTTATACCCTGAACTAGAAGCAGAAGGATTAGTACCTATAAAAGTTCGGGCAAGATTTAGTACAGGTGAAACTACATATGAACTAGATGAGTCTTTAAAATCTGCGAGATACACCAAGAAACTTACAGAAGCGAAAGAAAGAGTTAAAAGATACTCTTACTACGAAATCGATGAAGAAGTACATGATGTAGACATGTGGGAAATCTGGTATCGTGATAGAAAAACACAACACATAAGAATTACAAACCGCGCAGGTGACGTATATAAAGATAAAACCACATATTATAATAGAACTTGGGAAAGATTTGAGTACCAAACAGTTTTATTAAAATTATTAAATAAGATATATAAAGATGAAAAACTCGTTGATAGAATTGCTAAACAAGTAGAGACTAATATGAGACATGAAGAAAATAATAAAAAAGAATTAGACTGGTTACTAAGTTTACCAGAAGGTTTCTTAGTAGCAATTTCAGCTTGTAGAGGTAAAGACTGCTCAAGAACAAACGAGTTAGAAAAAAGATTACGAAGAAAAAACTATATAAGAGTAGTAGGTAAATGGGACGGAATAGAAGAAACAAGCTTCTTAGTATTTACTGAAAGTAAAAGCATAGCAAGAGCTTTAATAGAAACAGGAGTATATGAGTTCAATCAAGAAGATGTATATGTCTGGAAAACACCTATGACAATGGCAGATATAACAGAAGGAACAGATGAAGGTACTAAGTTAGACGGTAAATACTACTACTTCGACCCTAATAAAATAATAATGAATAGAGATAGTGTTAAAGAAAAATAATTAAACAACTACATAAAACAAAGATGTAGACAAAATATAAACCAGTAGAGTTAGAGAAACAAAAGAGTTCATAGTTTAGTAGACAGTTAAGTTAAACCACAATAAAAAATATAAAATTAAAAGGAGATAAATAAATTATGGACAAAACAAAATTAGAACAAATTAAACGTAATATTGCACGTCAAAAATTATTACGAGAACAAAGAGAACGTAGAGAAGCTAAACTAGTTCAAGAACGCAGAGCAGTTAAACCAGTTCAAGAACGTAGAGCAGTTAAACCAGCTCAAGAACGTAGAGCACTAAGACCAGTAGTTGAGGCTAGACCTAACTTCGCTGCTAAACGCCCTATGACATTAAATGAAAGAGTTTCTCAAAAAATCAACACTGTTCCAGCAGAATTAAGAAACACTTATAACGTATTAGCAGAAAATATGATTAACTCTGTTAAAGCAATCAACGAAGTTACACAAGCAGGAAACGTAGCAGTTGGTAAAGTAATGACTTACTTTGACATCTTCTTCGGCTACTTCCCTCAATTAATTACACCACTTATTGCTTCTACACAACCAATCAAAACTGCAAATGCAACAGTCTTCTTCTATGAGGCTTTAGCAGGCTCAGATAAAGGCTTAGTACAAAAAGGCGACTTATTACAATCACCATTTGAGTTTGGAAGCGAACCTCATTATACATCTGATTTCGTAGAAATGGGTGTAGTTGAAGGTACTGACGCATTCACTAAAGAATTACCATTATGGGCTCCACTTGCTGCTGAAAAAGTAGTAGTTGAAGGTGCTATCTTAGAATGGACAAGCGACACTGAGTTCACTGCTACGTTTGAAGGTATGGACGCAGAATTAGAAGGTACAATCACTGTTTCAGGAGACACTATTAAAGTTGAAACTACTGCTGCTACAGGTGCAGACGCTGAAGACATTAATGCAACTATTGGTTATGTATATGACAACGTATATGCGCCAACTCAAGTTCCTGCATTATTAGGAAACTTAAAAGATGTTCAAATTACTGCTCAAACTAGAACAGTTAAAACTAACTTCTCAGTTCAAGCAGCATTTGGATTTGAGGCACAATTCGGTAAAAAATTAGGCGACCAATTAGCAGAATCTGCTATGTATGAATTACGTAGAGAAATTGATTTAGAAGCAATCTCTAAAGTATTCACTACTGCTCCAGTACTAATAACTTGGAACAAAAATCCAAAGGACGCAAATGGCTTATTTGAAATCCACAAACGTTCATTCAAAGACGCTGTTGTTAGAGCTTCAAATGAAATCTTATTGAAATCTAAGAGAGCTGCTGGTAATATCTTATTAGTAGGTATTGACGCTAAATCAGTTGTTGAAACATTACCTGAGTTCCAACCAGATAATTCTAACAACCACGTAGGTGTTATTGGTAAATTAATGGGTATGAAAGTAATCTCATCTCCAGACCTATTACCAGAAGACTTTGCAGTAATCTATAAATCAGAAAAAGATGACTTTGACGCAGGTTTAATCTTTGCACCATACATTCCAGTTATGGCTACTGATGAAGTAACTCTAGATGACTTACAAACTCGTAAGGCATACTTAACTTCATATGGTATGAAAGTTATTAATCCTAACTTCTTTGTTAAAGGTAAAATCATTGATTCAGAAACTGCAGACCACATCATTGTTATTAATAAATAGTTTATACTAGACTTAATAAATAACTAAACTAATTAACTGAAACTTACCTGATGACCTATGTTGTCAGGTAAGTAGTTAATTATAAAAACTAAGTAACTAACAACTTAGTTCTTATTAAAATTATATATTTAAAGTAAAGAGAAGAGAGGTATATGAATGTTAACTGTTAGAGAAACGTTAATAGAAAAATTAATACTAAAAGACTTGATGAAACGTTTAGATTTTACCAACTTACAAGATGGTAATTTTGATGGTGTTACAGTCAAACATTTAATAGACCACCACATCACAGAAGACTTAACATCTAGAGAATACTTAATTACATATGCCCCTACCTATAATAATGTTGTAGGAGTAGGGTATTGTGGAAGTCTTAGTTTATATATCTTAGATGATAGAGACTTTGATGAACACGACATAGAACTACTTGAAAACAGTTATACATATTATAACATTGATACACTCTTTAAACAAAATAAGATTAACTACCATAAAGATTTAGAGAGTGGAGAAATATATTTTAACTATTTAGAAGAATGTGATTCAACTCCTTCAGGTTATATTAAAAAGACTATAAGGTTTGGGAGTAAGAAAAATAAAAGTACTAAGAAAGAAAAATATTATAAATTACCTTATAATGTAAAAGACGCTTACTTATTAATAGAAGATATATTACTTAACTTAAACTTAGTAAGTTTTTGTGAGATACCTCTTGGAGAGTTTGTAAGACAATTAAAAGGTAAGTCAAACTTCACTTATGAGACCTTAGGTATTGTCTGGTACTATTTAGCAGAAAATAATGGAATGTTAAACACTAACTTAGATTTAACAAAAGGTCTCTTACAATATATAAATTATAATTTTAATGAGAAAATTATACCAGCAGTATTAATAAAAGAAAAGACTTTGGGGGCTTGATAACATGTTAACTAGAATAGATGAAGCCTTCTTAAGTAAAGTTAAGAAGTGGTTTCCTAATACTATATATGCTAATACAGCAATTGTATATAATACAGCATATCAACTAGTAGATAACCCAACCTTAGAGTTAAAGTTTCCACTTATCTCAATATATAGACCTGAAGGTTTTACACTAGTACCAACTCAAACCTTATCAGCAAAGAGACGAGGGTATAAGTATTTCCAAGGTACTAAGACAGATAACGTCGCAAGATATTTAACAATGAACTTAATTTATCAATTAGATATTTATGCTAAAACACCTGAAGTGCTTAATAAGATTACAACAAACATTATGTATGCATTTACATTAGACCCTACTTTAAAAGTTATACAAGAGAACGAACATGACCCTGAAGCACCTTTTATAGATGAATATGAAATCAACTATAATAACGGCGCAAGTGAACATAGTGAGTTCCAATCAGGAGATAGAGTTTACCATTATGCTATCGCATATGAAATCAAAAACGCTAAACTTTATAACTTCATTAAAGAAGGCAGTTTAATTATAGATATAGAAGGAAATATTCGCTTTATAAAAAACGGAAAAACAGAAGATGGTAGCGTAGTATTTGACGCATTGTGTTGGGAAGGAGAATGTGAAGATATTAATGTACGCACATTAGTCGACGCATTATGTTGGGAAGGAACTTGCGAAGGAGTTTCGATTGAATACATTGAAGGTGCATTAGACTGGAGGAAGTATGATGAGTATATTAAGATTTAGAAGAGTAGAATTAGCCGACTGGCTTCTATTAACAAATAAAGACCGTAATACAAGATACACAGTAGTAAACGAAGACGGAAGTATTTATGGAGAGTATATTGGAGATAAGAAAATAACAGAGAACATAGAAATAGATTGGGCTAACATCTTGAATAGACCTAACTTTGCTGAGGTAGCGACAAGTGGAGAATATGAGGATTTAGAAGGCAAGCCAGATTTAGCACTGAAGTTAGATAAAGACTTTTCTGCTCTACCAGCACAAGCAAACCCATTATTGACAGACGTATTAGTAATGAATAGAGGGACGACTGTTCAGAAGGTCACATTAGGCAATTTATTAGCGCAAGTAGATACGCAACTCTATTTAGTAGTAGCAGAATTGCCGGCAACAGGAAACCCAAATAAGATTTATTTAGTCCCGAATAGCGGCCCAGAAACGCAAAACGTATTAGATGAGTATATATGGGTAGATAATGCTTGGGAGAAAATAGGCGCAGTAAGAGTAGATTTAAGCAATTACTTTACTAAGACAGAAATTAACTCAATGTTTGATGGGAAACAAGACAAGTTAGTTGCAGGGGATAATATTACTATTGACGCTACTACTAATGTGATTAGTGCGAGAGACATTGGTAATAATCCAGACGGTGTGACTATTGTATTGAATGAAGAAGATAAATTAAAAGTAAGCGAAAAATTAGAAATAGATGGAGGATTTTTATAATGGCAAACAAAATTAGATTAGGTCGTGCGACAAAGGCACGAATAGAAACAATTAAAGAAACGTTAGAAAATTATGAAATAGAGGGAGGATTTTTATAATGGCAAACAAAATTAGATTAGGTCGTGCGACAAAGGCACGAATAGAAACAATTAAAGAAACATTACTTAATTATGAGTTAGTGTATTCAATGGATACACACGAGTTAGGTGTTAAGAACAGTGATGGAACTATCACTTATATTGGAGTTGTTGAGGAGTTAGAGTGGGCTAATATATTAAACAAGCCGAATTTTGCAACAGTAGCAACCAGCGGTAGTTATAACGATTTATCAAATAAACCGAGCATCCCTGCACCACAAGTGGCAGTGAATTGGAATTCTACGAGTGGGGTAACTGCTATACTTAACAAACCTAACTTAGCAGATGTAGCAACAAGTGGTGATTATGCAGATTTAACAGGTAAACCAGACTTCGCTACAGTAGCAACAAGTGGTGATTATGCAGATTTAACAGGTAAACCAGACTTAAACTTAAAGTTAGATAAAAACTTCTCTGCTCTACCAGCACAAGCAAACCCGTTGATGACAGACGTTTTAGTCTTGAATAGAGGAACAACCGTTCAGAAGGTTACGTTAGGTAATTTGTTAGCTCTGGTTAACACTGAAATATTTATTGTAGTAAGTGCTCTACCGACAACAGGAGTTGCGAATAAGATTTATCTAGCACCAAGTGATGACCCAGAGGCTATTGACAACTACGTTGAATGGCTTTGGTATGACGGTAAGTGGGAGAGATTAGGTGGTTTTACTCTTGACTTAAGTAACTACTTTACTAAGAATGAAACTACTGGATTGCTTAATGCTAAAGTTGATAAGAACGAAAATATTACTGCTGGAACGCATACTAAAATTACTTACGATGAAAAAGGTTTAGTTACAGGTGGAGAAGCATTAGCAGCAAGTGATATTCCTAATCTAAATGCTTCGAAAATAAATGCTGGAACATTTGCTGATGCAAGAATACCAAACCTAAATGCAAGTAAGATAAACGCAGGTGTGTTCAATACGGCAAGGATACCAGACTTAGCAATTAGTAAAATTACCAATTTACAGACGACACTAGATGATAAATTAGACGCAGACAGCATCATTGATGGTGGTGATTTATAGTGGCTAATAAAATACTTGTCGCAAGAGGAACGAAGGCAAGATTAGAAGAAATTAAAAGCACATTAGCTACCAACGAGCTTGTTTATTCGACAGATACAGGCGAGTTAGGGGTTAAGAAAGCCAACGGAAACATTGAGTATTTTATGAATGCGGTGGATATAGATGCAAGTAAACAAGATAAGTTAGTTGCAGGAAATAATATTACTATTGAAGACAATGTGATTAGTGCAAGTGTTGCTTGGCAAGAAGTTGAAAATAAACCAGAGTTGTATAATAAGACAGAGATTAACTCAATGCTTGATGATAAAGTTGATAAGGTGACAGGCAAGGTTCTATCAACTAATGACTACACAAATACCGATAAACAAAGCGTAGAAAAAATACCTACAATAGAGCAAGACATATTAGATTTAGAAAGCAATAAAGTAGATAAAGTAAGTGGTAAAGGACTAAGTACTAATGATTACACCAACACCGATAAAGCGAAAGTTGATAAAATAGTTACTAGTGGTCCTGCAACTGAATATTTAAACAAATCAGGCACATACACAACACCTCCTAACACTACATACAGTAGTATGTCTGTAGAGGAAGGTGAAGCAGGAACTGCTACAACCCAAAGAACTATAAACGCTAAGAACTTAAAAGATATAATCTTGAATCATTCACCAGCGGGGGAAAGACCTGCAAGTGATGTTAGTGCTTGGGCTAAGAAATCAAGTCTAGCAATTGGGGACATTCCAACAGGAACAACTGGGACAACAGTTGCTCTAGGAAATCATACACACAGTCAATATTTGACTGCACATCAATCATTAACTCATTTAGTTCCAAAAACAACAACTATAAATTCAAAGGCATTAACTGGAAATATTAATTTAGTAGCTTCAGACGTAGGAGCAGCACCAGCATCACACACTCATGATGATAGATATTATACTGAAACTGAAATTGATACAAAATTAGTTGGTAAAGCAAACGCAACTCATACTCATACAAAATCACAAATTACAGACTTTCCTACTTCAATGCCACCAACAGAACATTCGACAGATTTACTAACAAGTGGAACACTTGGTGTTGCAAGAGGTGGAACTGGGCGAACAGATGGTTATGCCGTCGGTGTAGTTGAAACAAGAGCAAGTGTATTGACAAAAATTTGGACAGGAACACAAGCACAATATAATGTTATTGGGACAAAAGATGAAAATACACTATACTTTATCATATAGGAGGTTCTTATGAAAATTGGCACAACAGATATTAAAAAAATATTTTTAGGAACTAACGAAGTTAAAAGGATATTCAGTGGAACAACGTTGTTGTATGGGATACCATCAAGATACGTTCAAACAACTACATCAGACTTCGACGCAAGTGGAGATTATATAGGAACAGCAGAATATATTATACTTCCAGCAGACAAGCCAAGTGGCTATAAAATACTAAATATAAATGTAAAAGGTGTTGCTACAAGCGGGGATTACTTAACAAGCGCAAATCAGATGTTTACTAATAATAATAGTTTATATCTTGAATTAGACTACTTAGACACAAGTAATGTAACTAATATGAGTTCTATGTTCCGAAATTCTCAGGCAACTACACTTGATTTAAGTTCATTTGATACTTCCAATGTTACTTTTATGAATTCTATGTTCTATCAATCTAAAGCGACCACATTAGATTTAAGTAGTTTTGATACTTCCAATGTTACTACTATGAGTAATATGTTCGCATATTCCAAAGCGACCACATTAGATTTAAGTAGTTTTGATACAAGCAATGTAACTGATATGACTGCTATGTTCCGTGTGTCACCAGCAACTACTGGTTACGCAAGAACTCAAACCGACGCAAATAGGTTTAACAACAGTAGTAACAAGCCAAGGACATTAACATTCGTAGTTAAATAAAAGGAGGAAGAAATAAATGACTAACTTATATTTCAAAAACAATAAGGTATTACCAAAGCATAAAATAAATGATATGAAAGGTTGGAAAGAATTAGAGTATAACATTCCGCCATATAATAAAGAAACGCATAGAATTGAAAAATACAATTTTGAAGAATTAGATAATAAAGTAATAGCACACGCAGAGATTGTAGAAATAGAAGATGAAGAAGAATTTGAATAAAGATATTAAGATGAATAGAGTGGTATAAGAAGAATAAAGGAGGAGTAAAATGAAACATAAAACAATTACAGCACAAGAAGGCTACATATTCGTTAGAATTCACGACGGCTTTAAGATGTCAAATGAAATAACATTAGGATATGATTATTCAACAGGTGTTAAGCGTGAAGACAAAGAAGAATATTATAGACAAGAAATTGCACCTGAAATTGAAATAGAGTTTGAAGAAGAAAATCAATAAAGAATATATTCCCGAAAAACAAAAATAAATGAAGTTTCGGTAATTTGGCGATATAATAAGAGAAAATAGGTAGGAGGCAAACAATGACTACTTGGGTTAATTTAGTAAATAGAATATTTCCGATAAGCGATAAAGCAGACGAAATTATAGACACTATTAAAGTAGAAGCGGAGGAAGATACACCTTGAAAATTAAAATATATGAACTAGATAAATACGCAAAAGGTTTAACAATTTTAGAAAAGAGAGACGCACCTAATTATATCATTGAAGCGTATAAAGAAGGTCACGGTAAAATAGTTAATACCTACTATAAGAATAAGACAATAAATGCAGTTAAAAAGAACTTACTTAATATAGAAGCACAGGAAGTAGAAAGTCTCTCAGAGGCTCACATAGACCTACTTGAAAATAGTAAATTAAACTTTATTAAAGAGGCAGCAAGAAGAAGAGATAAAAAGTTCTTAGACACTATGTATACGATGTCTAATTTAGATATTATGACAGGTAAAAAACTACCTCCTAACTCAGGTAGATTATACTTACAAGGTTACATTGACTCTGGTATGAAAAAGAAGTTAAGAAAGTTTAGATAAAAGGAGAACGATAATAGATGAATAGAATTAATATAAACACAAACGTTGTGTTAGATGTCAACCCTACTTATGAACAAGGAGTTATCTTATATGTAATGAGTAAGACTCCATTAATAGGTTTAGAAAGTGCAGTAGATTTAGACCCTTATACTCCAATAAGAGTAAATAGCCTAAGAGAGTTTACTAATGGTAGGGACGGAGAATCTGCTCTAGCAGAATTAGTAAAAGAACCTTACTCAACTCAAATTAAATATCTTTTAGAACAAGGTCATAACGTAATCTTATATGTAGTAGACCATACAGATGAAACAGAAATAAAACATACATATATGACTAAACAAAGCAACTTAGGTTATGATATAGTGTTAATGGCACCTGAAGTTCCTTCAGTTAGTTTAGAAGGTGATAACTTAGAAGCATTTAACGGGTTAAAGGAAGAAATAAAAAATATTATAAAAGAAAACCACGTTGAATTAATAGTTCAAGATAGTGATGTAAGAAGCGCTACAGAAGTATTAGACGAATTAGGAATAGAGGCTTATTTATCTTATAAAGTAAGTGTAGCGGCACCTTATGAATTAAATGTAACTTCTTACAGCGCTGATTTAGAAGGTGTTCATATGTCTACTATCTTAGCAGGCAGGAGAGCAAGATATTTAAGAATGAATAAACCTTACTTGCCAGTTGCAGGAGAAGCACATGGTTTAGTACATGAAGCATTGGAACCAAAAAACGGAACCGAGTTACTACAATCATTAGCAGACGTAGAATTACTACAAAGTAAAGGCTATATCACAATGAGATATAAGCGAGGCTTAGGTTATCTATTTGCAACTCAAAACACAGGATTTAATTCTGTTACAGGAGTTTTAGATAAAAGACACCCGTTTATTAGAGCAAATAACGTAACACAACACTTATGGCTAGCAAGACAAATTAATAATTACTTAGAAGGAGTATTATACGCACCAAACAACCAGAAGACATGGGACTTAGTAAGATTAAACATCTCTAAAATCTTTGATAGACTTTTAGGTGATGGTATCAGCGCTTATAGAGTTCTTGTAGGACTTGGTGTAACAATGAACACGGCTGATATAGAAGAAGGAAAATTACTTATCAGATTAGCATATAGACCAATTAATGTTATTGAGACTATAGAAGTTAATATATTAGTAAATAGTGCTACTGGTGAAATCACTATAAGTGACGAAGAAGCACCAGCATTATAGGAGGAATACTATGAGTAGAAATACAGCGAGAAGATACAAACACAACACTAACTTAGGTGACATTAGAAGAGAGAATAACTTTATAGTTACTATCGCTGACATTACAGACGATGGTAATAGTTTAGACTTAATTATTGTAGAAGCATTCTTACCAAAAGTATCATTAAATGTAATTGACTTAAAGCGTGGTAATGATACTATTAAGTTTGCAGGAAGCGCTACTTGGACAGGTGGAACATTAACTATTGATGATGTGTTATCTAGAAATGAATTAGATAAACTAATTGAATGGTTTAAACTTACATATGACCCTGCAACAGGCGCTATCGGTTATTCAAGTGACTATAAGAAAACAGGGTATGTAACAGAGTACTTTGCAGATGGTAAAGAGGGAAGAAAATGGGCGCTTAATGGTTTATGGATTTCAGAGTTAGACTTTGGAAACTTAGATGCCTCAAGCGACAACTTAAAACAAATCTCTGCAACTATTCAAATTGACCCGTCAGACCAATTACTACCTGAATATACATTAGATGGTAAGTATGATGGTGAGTCACAAGTTGAACCTAACCAACCCCAAGAATAGTCAAACTAAGGCCAGAACGACTTTTTATTAGAGAGTAGTATAAATATGCTCTTAACAAATAAAAGGGCCTTAAAAGTGATTTAAATAAGTTATTAATACCAAAAGATACATTAAAAACACGATATTTGTAACGTTAGAAAAGTTCAATTACGTGTAAAATACACACTTTAAAAAGTCTTAAAAGGTGTAAATATAGTTTATAAAGTAAAGTGAGTTAGAAACTAAATACTCATAGCCTGAGGACAGATAGTATTTTTATCACTTACTTCTGTCCTCTATTTAATTTAAAGGAGAGTAAAGATATGAATAATATTGATATAAAAATATTACCGTCAAATGGGACAGTTAAAGGAGTTCCAAAAGAAGTAACTATTAGGGGAATGAAAGGTGTAGAGATTTCAACAATCTACTCATCTTTAACAGAAGCCTCAATAGATGAAGTTATTAAAGCAGTTACAGATGGCGGACAAATAGACGTAGATTTATTAACAGATGAAGACAAATTATTTATTTTATTAGAAACTAGAAAACTAACATTTGGACCTGAAGTTAAACAATCTCTACGCTGTCCATTTTGTAATCATATACATGAATATACGATTGACTTAGATAACTTGCCAATACATTTATTAGATGAAACAAACTTTAATGATATAATAACATTATCAAGTGGAGATACAATCACCAAGAGACTACCTAATAAGTTAACTTATGAGGAAATTGAAAACGCAAGAATTAAGTTTAACTACCCACCAACATATAATTTCATCTTAGGTATTGCAAGTAAGATAGATAAGATTAATGGACGTAGACTAACAATTAGAGAGCAAGTTGAGTGGTTAGAAAACTTAGATGGTAAGTTATTAGTAGAAGTAGCAGAATCTATTAACTTTGTTTATGGTGTAGAAAACACTTACATAGTTAATTGTGTAAAATGTGGAACTAATTTCACAGGAGGTGTTGGCTTAAACGCCGACCTCTTTCGTTAGTCTAATAGTACTTTATCAAAAAGGATTTAACAAGTCTTTTGAAGAACTAGATGACCAAACATATAACACTCTCTTAGATATGAGAGATTATGAATTAAAAGAAATGATTGATAAGCAGGCTTTATTATCTTACGGGTTACATATAACAAAACAAGATAGTGATAATATGACACCTAATGAGTTAGAGGCATGGTTTAACTCACTTATAGAGATTAAACGTAAAGAAGCAGAAATCAATTCAAGTAAAGATATATAAAAGGAGTTGAGAAATCATGGCTGATGAAAGACGAATTAAACAGTTACAGGAGTTAAGTATAGCCCGTAAAACATTAGAAACTGCAGACATCGGTTCAGGTACATTAAAACAACTCATAGATACTATAGAGGCTGCAGATGAGAAAACATTTGATTTTAAATCTAACTTACATGAAGTCTTTAAGTTAGTATCATCAGTAACAGACAACTATGAGATACAGGAAAAACTTTTAAAAGAAATTGTAGGACAATTAACTAATCAAACAAAGAAACAAAAATCTTTAGTTGCATTACAAGAAACTTTAGAAGAGTTAGAGATTAAGAAACTAAAACTTGAGAAAGAAAGTGAAAAAGTTTCTCAAAGGCAGAAGAAAAATAAAGAGGCTATAAATAAGATTCAACAAGCAGGTAATAAGTTACTACAAGACGCCTTAAAGTATACACAAGAGTTATTTGAAATATCGCATAAAATGCAACTTGAAGGTAACTTAACATGGAAGCAATACACAGAGCATTATAATAAAGCCTTTGAAGCCGCTAGAAGAGTTAATCAAGAATTAGGGCAATCAGTCTTTAATTCGAAAGAAATGTTAGGTATTCAACAGCAACTAATAAGTGATGGTTGGAAAGGCTTAACTGCTGCTAACTTAGGAAACATATCTCAAACAGTAGGTATGATGACCAGAGTCTTAGGAGCATTCCCTCAAGAATTAAACATAGCATTTCAAAAGTCATATCGTACCCTAGGAGAACAAACCAACCAGTATATTACAGCCTTAGGAAATAGACTAAATGCGTTTTCTAACACCTTTGGAATGTCATTAGGTATGATGTCAACACTTGTAAGTGAAATGACGTCATCTAATAACTTCATTGCTAGAACTAATATGAAAGCACAAATAAGTGCTAATGAGAGCTTGTTAAAAGCCGCGGCCCTATCAGCAGAAGTAGGACTTACATCAACAAGTTTTATTTCTAACCTAGCAGGGACTGCTCAATTTGGTACAGCAGATGAGATGTCTGTTCTGTACCAAGGTGGAGCATACCTTAGAGGATTTGATACTACCTTATTTAGGGACCAACTAAGAGCAACAAACTACGACGCCGCAATAGGTCAATTATTTGGAAGTATCTCTCAAACATTAGGTGGTATGGAAGAAGGCTATTTAAGAAACGAGTATATGAGAAACATTGGTCAAGCCTTTGGGCTTTCAAGAGATGACTTACTTCAAATAACTCAAAATGCAGGTAATCAAACTGAACTTAGAGAAAAGATAGCAAATAAACTATCAAGTGTAGAAACATCTATGAAAGATGAACTTTCAGACCTTAAACTATCAGTAGTAGATAGACTAGATAATTGGTGGAAGAATACAGAGTTACACCAGAGTTTTTCTAAGATATTTCAAGATACGGGACTAATAGGAGTAGATGGACACTTAAAAGCAATTATAGGTATCTTATCATCTATTAGATTAAAACAATCAGGTCAAGGATTTACAGATATATTAGGTAAACTTTCAGGCTCTAACTTACAGTTTGGAGATAAAGGTTACTTAAAGAGTTTATTTGTTAATCCTACTCAAACAGGTATACTACCAGCTGGACAAATTGGAGGCTCTTCAATGTTTAGTAATAACTTAACAGGTTTAGGTAAAGTAAGTTTAGGGTTAGGAGGACTTGCTTTAGGAGTTGGGAGTAATGTTTATGGTTATGACCAAATTGCTAAAGTAGATAAAGGTGTTGCAACAGGAAGTCAAGCAGGCGGTTGGGTTGCTAATACCTTAGGAGGAACTGCAGGCGGTGCATTAACAGGGTTTGCTGTAGGTGGACCTGTGGGTGCTGGTATTGGAGCAATTGCAGGACTTCTAACAGGTATTGCTACATCAGTTGCTGCAGAAGAGAAGAAGAAAAGAGCCTTAGCAGACTATGAGAAATCTGCAAGAGAGAATAGAAAACTACAAGTTAGGTCTCAAGCACCTATTCAAACTGGAGACCCTGTGGTAGACGCTATTAATAACATGAATGACAACTTGTCAAGAGTTATATCAGGAGAGCTAGATTTAACAAGGCAACAACAATATATGACTAATGTTGTAGATAAGGTTAAACCTGCTGCAATATTAAGAGATAAATAAAAAGAAGGTGAAGCAAAATGATACGTAAACACATAAGTATAGATGGTGGAAATGGAACACAACAACATGCTTCACCTACAGTAAAAACAAAACCGCAGATAGAAAAACTTTGGAACGATTTAAAGACAGATAACTTATCAGTTTTTATATACGATACACAAAGAGATAAGAGTGTTGAGTTTAGTAGATTAATCCCTCAAAGTGTAGGAGTTAATTATAAAGCAAACTTCTCAAGTCAAACACCATTTGGTGCTATCAGACCTATTAGATTTTATACAGGTGGCTCTGACTATACTTTAAGTTTCTCTATAGATATAATGGAAACAGAAAAACCTACTATAACTAACTCAGATATAAAACACATATCAACTAAAAATGACTCTTTAGAAGATGTTTTAAATAGATTAAAATCATTTGAGTTTCCACCTGAAGAAGTTAGTAAAAACTTAATTAAACAACCTGTAATATATATTCAAATAGGACAACAGTTTACAGGCTTAGGACGTATCACAGTAGATATAGAAAGAAAGAAGCCTTATCAAGTACATACAGGGACTTATATGTATGCAACAGTTAATATTACTTTTACATACTACAAGAAGTTTGATGAGTCTACAGGCTTACAAGTAGTCAGAAAAGGTTCTGTAGGAGATGATGTATATCACGCCGTATATCAAACTTCCTCAACAAAGAGAACAGAAAGATTAGAAAGATTTTTAGGTAGTACATCAATATTTAAAGGAAGTAAAATTAATGTAGCAGACTTTACTAATTTAGTAGTTTCCTATAGTTATGATTACTTACTTAACCCTTCTACTAAATATGGTAGAGGTTTAAGAGATTTATACAGTTTAACAAAAATAAATGCTCAACAAAGTAAAGAAGAACCTGTTTCAGCCTTAAATGATTTCAGTGCACCTCTAACATATTTAAAAGCACCTACATTAGAATACTCATTTAATAACATTAATGAAGAAGATTCTGAAGTATCTACCCTAATATATGACTATTTATCTGGTACATATGAAATGGTCTTAAACAAACTACCTATACGGGTAAGAAACTATAGTACTATATATGGTAAAAATGAATCACTAACTACAATCCCTTTTGTTTCTCAAATAACAACAGGACAAGCATTAAAAAATATAAAGGTTAAACCTGCTGTGACGCCTGAGGTAGAGAGAGTGCTTGATATATACAAAAACCTAATAATAATGTATGACCCATATATTAACATAAATACACTTATAAAGTCTCTGAGAGACCTTAGACTTGAAGTTAATACACTTAACTATAATGCAAAAAAAATTGGTAGAGCAATCAATTATCTTGCAGATAGTTGGAATGAAGAGCAGATGAAAGAATACCTAATCTTTATGGGAATATTAGAAACCTCTGGGGCATACTCTAAAGATAATCAAGGTAATAAAATAATAAAACCTGAAGTATTTAATAAATTAAAGCCGTTTGTTAGAGAAATAGAATACATAGAAAAAGAAACTATTAAGGTACTTATTGAAATGACAAGAAACTTATACCAAATAATCTCTGCTAGAATGGCGTATATGTCTAGCAAATTAGTAGGAGGTATAGCACTATGATAGAAAAAGTATTCACTTTAGAGGGTGGTGGTTCATCAAGAGAAACTGATACTACCGCTGCAAGAGATTTATTAGGTTTAAACAAAATATATTTTTTAGAACTAAAAAATGAACACAGTATAATGAGAGATAATATACTTAATGAGGTAGAATTAGATGTTATACCAGAAACTATTAACCATTCACATACAGCAGTATACAAGACTCAAAACGTATTAGGTAGAATTACACCTATTCAGATGTACTCATCAGGCTCTGAAGACACTTACTCATTTAGTGTAACATATCATTCTGATTTGATTAACGAAGACAGAGATAAAGAGAAAAAAATAGCACTTACAAAACTTGTAGATACACTACAGAGTTTTATGGTACCAGACCTAGACCAAGCCACAAATGCTTTAAAATCTAAAACAGTATACTTCCAAGTAGGCTCACTTTCAGGTATAGGCTCAGTAGAAGTAGATATTAATTGGAAAGTCC